TTCAACCGGAGTTGACGCGCTTGTTGTACGGCATTCATACCCTTCATCACTGTTTGCAAACCATAAACATTTGCTATAACCTTATAAATTTTCTCCTCTATTGGCCGTATGTACCGGCCAATTTCAATATTAAAGCGGGGCGATCTCGGTGAGATCACACGCGGCACAGGTTCCTTAAGGTGAGTAAACAATGTTTTCTCATACTTAATAAAAACCTTAACATAACTATCCTTCTGCCTAAAGGGTGCTGAAGCCAATGAAGCTAAAGCGTTGGCATAGAGTTGACGTTTGCGGCCCCTAAAGCTGTCTACGAAAGACTCGCGGGAGATAGGGGCGGTCGGAGCCGTGAACTTTTTGCACTCTGACAAAAAGTCAGAACAACGCAAGAAGAATATGTCGGTGCTGAGTGGTTGGGGAGGGGGCATGAAGGACGCGTTACCATTCTTAACATAAAAGACCCTCTCCTTAACTGCCCGCTCTAACGCGACTATTGTATTGTTGAATGCACGGACTAGGGCGGGTGGAGAAACACCCGCCATCGCAACTAGCCGTCGTGCATTGGGCCTCCCTGGAGTTTTACGTACAACCAAATCGGGGTGGTCGGGAGCAGCGCTCAACGTGCTATCCACCCCTTGTACGTCTCTAGGGCACCCCTAGTCGACCAGGGGTTGGGGATCTGGGGACCCGCCCCAGAAACCCCAATCCCACCAGGTCTGATTATACAATTTGAGGCGCTGTTGCACCTCATCTGTGAATCGGATCTGGTTGGCCACTAGTTCGCTCGCCGATGGAACAAAACACAATTCAAGCGCAACAGGCACAATTAAGGGCACGTCAGCTTTCCTCATGTCTTTTAATGCAGAGATATAATCGTGTAGCCACTTATGCGCGACCAACATGTTGGCCTCAGTACGTGACATAAACAAAAACCGAGCTCGGCAATCACGGGACGCAGCCGCCGCAATTAGTCGAACCCGCACCATGCGGGAGGGGTGTTTGGCTCCCGCAAGATCTTCCGCTGCATTATTATGCACGTCTATATCATTAATGACATGGCGTGTATGAATCCTTACGCTAGCAGTAACACGTCGTCGATACCACCGACTAAAATGAAAACCACAGTACAGGCCGGCCCCTACCAGGGCTGTCCTAACAACCTGTGGCGCTAGGGCAAGGAGTCTCTTGACACAAAATAAACCGGTCGATACCCAATCACAACTTGGGCCGTACCGATTCAACAAAATTGCCAAGGCAGCATAAGCGGGACTCTGGATGTGAGTCCC